GGATATGTTGGTTATTATTAACCATATGCTTAATAAAGCTTTTTAACTCTTCTACATTCAATTGAACATTACTCATAACACTTTTTTTTACAATTCTAACTTAATTACTTTGCCTGGTAGACTATCATTCATTGATGATCTCTCTGATAAAACCAAAAGGATATTTCCTTTTGGTCTTACTCTTGTATAACATTCCCCATCTGTGAAATATACTAGGCTAGTATATGTTCTTAGGTTTTCATTAAAATACTCTAGGACAGGATCAAATTCAGTCCCACCTCTTCCTAATGCATTCATCTCAAATTTACCTTTGTAAGGTTCAATTGATCTAATTTGTGTATCACATTGTACTACAGTGACATCAACACCACATTTATAAATATGGTAGATCTCACTCATAAATTCTTGTAATTCAGAGTCACTTACAGAACCTGAAGTATCTATAGCAAGAAGCATATGCTGTCTCATCTTTACTTTCAGGCCAGGATTGGCATCAAACCTACGGTTCTCTTTTCTTCTGATCTTCTTAGTAAATACTCTTGTACTAACACCAGTAAATCTTCTAATAAAGCCTCTCCAGTCAAATTTAGGTGCTATTATCTCTTCAATAATAATAAGACCCTCAATTTCTCCAGGAACTGTACCGCGTTTCTTAATAGTTTGTTCTTTAGCATCACTCAAGACTTTTTGCAATTGCTTTTCAATTAGCTTTTGCTCAGCTTCAGTCATGTTTTCAAACTCTTCCCATGTAGGATGCTCAGGACCATTACCATTTTCTATGTCATCTAACAAATCATCCATTGCTTTATTACCACATGTTCCATTCTGCTTTTTTTCATCTTGAAGTTGTTTCAACTTGTCATAGTAATATCTACAACCTGCTTTTTCATCAAGATTCAAATCTTCATAGTCCTCAATCATGATACCTCTAGAAGGAACTTTAGCTGCAATAGCTTGTAATTCTTCTATTGGAGCATCTCTTTCTCTAGCTTCTGCCATCTCAATTTGTGCTTGCTCTTTGATTGCATCAAATTCTTCTCTGGTATATTCACCACCCGGCAGCCAGTTTCTATCAATATACTGATTGATTTCCATGTCCATTGCCACATTTGCAAGTCTTTTATCTGTGAACTTAAAGAACATAGTAAGATGTCCAAATGCAATATGAAGCAATTCATGTTTCAATAAACCAAGTCTCTGTTCTTCAGAAAGACTTTCCCAAAATTCAGGATTGATAGCAAGCTGATAATTAATACCATTCTTACTTACACCTGCTGTGGGAACTCTTTTACTGTCCCATAACTTATTCAACATGATGAGAAAGAACCCGTAGTAGGGCTCCTTCAGCATCAATTCTTTGCTTGTTTTACTTAAGCTTTGTACTTTGTCCATTAGTCTTTAAGTTTAATGTCAATTTCAAATTTTTCTGTAGGATATCCCATTTGTGCTAAGAACCCTGTCATATCTCTGACAAAGTATTCCATAAACAATTCAATGGATTCCTTAGTGGATCCAGCATTTGTCATAAGACCAAGACACTTAGCACTTGTTAAAGTGTTTGTATTTGTATGTTCTTGGATTAGACTATACGCTGCTTTACAGTTTTTGTTCCATGTGTCGGCACCAAGTTTTGAGAACTTGTATAGTACCATTAATTCACCAAAATAGTTTGATAAATCAGCATTCTTCAATGCTTCAAAAGCTATAATATGATTTTCCTCATCTGAGGACTGTAACATACTTAGCAAATTTCTAGTTTCTTCTTTGTTAAAAACACTTTTTTCCATCAGTCTTCTACTTTTAAAGTTTTAATCATCCATTCTGTGGGTGTATTAATATTATCCACCCATTCTTTTGCTGTCGGAATGTAATTGTTACAATCCTCCTTGACATGCTGCTCTCCTACATATCTTGTATAAACTTCTTTTCCATCAGAGTTAGTAATAGTCATACCAAATCTTTTCTCACATTCAAATATCCCTTCACTGTGGTGACGGAACATTCTATGTTTACTATGCCCAATCCATGCCTTAGTTTCATCAAACCATTGATGGATTTCCAAATAATCTACAGGAGATCCTCCAAACTTTCTAGCGGAGGATACTGCATGTTGCCAAGGATGTGCCATTACTTTGCATTTAAGAAATCAATTACTTGAGCCCAGTAATTTTTTAAATTACCCTTACCTGAATCCAAAGGTGCTAATGCATAAGTTGCTTGAGCAGATTTTAAAGATTCTTCTTTAGCTTTTTCAATACCATGTAATTTTATAGCATTGTTATAAAGTTGATCAGCTTTTTCCTTTTCTCTCATTAGTCTTCAGTTTTTTCAAACAAACTTCCATCATGAAAAAATTCTTCATGATCACTAATTCTTACATTATTATTTACAATGTACTTTCCTGAAGGAACACATAAACATAATACACCCCAACCGCCTTCATTATTCCACCAATCTTCTATTTCATCAAGAATAGTAGAATGAGCAAAATTTTCAAGTTGAGTATAAAGTTCTTGACTTAAATCAGCTAGATTACATCCAGGAGTAAAGACATCAATATCATCATTTACATCTTCTGGAGTTTCACAAGGTTTAGCTGTGTATCCAATATTTTCTATACATCCAGAGTCTCCACCACCATCATACGTAATTTTAACACCGGTCACACCAATATCAGCCAATTTAAGTAAGAGGCCTGTCATTTCATTTTCTGTCATAATTATTTGAATTTGTAAAACCTTCCTAATATGTTTCCATTTAGGTATTCTTCTTTCTCAAGCACCTCATATTGAAATTGGTACTTTGTCTCTTGGTAAGTCAACTCCATTTGAGAATGACATATCCTAAGAATCTCTCTTTTGATAGTTACTCCAGCTTTGTGAGCATCTTTTAGAATTTTATTACTACTGTAATATCTCATAAAGTCTGGTTTTATTTCTCTCTTGTACTTCTTAAGCCTTTTGTCCGTAGACATTGCTAAAGCTTTTTTTCCAAGTGGTTTTTTAATATTAGCAAAGAAGTTTTTCTTACCAATATATGCAACAGACTTGCCGTCAATTATAGCAGTCATAATGTAGATAAATCCAACACCACCTTCAGGGATGTCCATTTCTACAAATTCTTTACCTTGATATATCCAACTCATAAAGCTTGTTTTAATAAAGGAAACAATTCAGATCTAGTTTTCTCAATACCATGTTCTGTTAATGCATCTGCCACATCTTTACTTAGAGTGAAATCAATACATGTAAGACCATACTTTTTTTTATATCTCTTAGCACATTCTACACCAGCTTCATCATTATCAAATAGGACAAGTACTTTTTTATACTTTTTGAATGCATTTTGCATAAATGGATCCGGAATCATAATGTTCTCACTATCTGGAGCCACAGCTTCAATACCATTAATACCAAGCATATTAATAGCCAAAAGATCTTTCAGTGAAGATACAATTAGCAAATAAGACTTGTCATACTTTAACTGTTCACTACCTTGGATATAATCTCTAACCTTCAGAAACTTATTATCTTTTGATTTAGGTTGATAGACTTTGTATAAAGTACCATCTTCCTTAAAATAACCATACAGATATCTTGTTTTTATTGTCAAAGGATAATTTCCTTGTATATCTGTTTCTCTTGTTAAAATATAGTGATCCAAAGGGACCACATTGTACTTTTCCAATTGAGTAGATGAAATCTTATGACCAGTCCAATACTTCTCATCAAAATTAGTCCAGTGTCTCATTTCATAATCAGTAACTTGATATCTACCTTGAGATTTTACAGTATAATTTTGAATATAGTTATTATTCTTCAGAAATTCATTGTAGTCTTGAACTACCTTAAAAGATGCTGTACCCCTAGTAGCTAGATTAAATAAATCTTTGACTAAATCTAAAGCATCACCACCTCTTCCAGAGGAAAAATCCTTGTATCTATAGTTTGCTCTTGCATCTACATAAATACACATTGATGGAGTTTTATCTCTAGGATTGAATGCAGAGTTAATTTTTATATCTTGACCAGATAATTTCTCATCCAGCTTCAAATAAAATTCAAATATCCATTCTCTAGGTACATCAACTACATCAGATACTATTGTTTTTGTTGAAATCATATCCTAAATTTAAATGAAATAAAAAGGGGCCATCACTGACCCCTTCTATTAGACCAATAAAATATTAGTCATCAAGATTGAAGTCAGAAGATGTTCTTGATGGAACTGAGAAGTCATCATCATCACCAAATGACTTGACATTTTTTACTTCCAGTTTTTTCAAGTGCTTAGCTTCATCATATACTAAGACTTTACCTCCTTCAATTTCTCCATAGGCATATTTATTGCCTTCACCTTTAGGAAGCCACATGTCATAGTTAGTATAACCAGACTTGCTTTCATATTCTTTACCAGCAATACAAAACTCCATAAATTTATCTGTAAATGGAGCATCTTTTGCAAATGCTTTAATAAAGTCTTCAATTGTATCATGTTGGTTGTCTTGAGAAACAAACCAATCATTAACACCAAGACTTTTACACAAATTCTGTAAGAAGATCAATACAGATCTGTCTCTTTGAATTTTAACACCAGACTTAGTTTCACCATCTGCAAATGCATACTGGCTAGCTTTAATTCTACCAATCTGGCCTGCAAAGTGACCTTTGCTTTCATCATCCTTGTCAATCATAAACCCTTCAAATCCATCAATAGGCTGAGTCTCCACATGAAGAATCAAATGCTTAGCATTATCAATAAATTGATAATCCTCAAGTGTGATGTTATTAATTTTCAGAACATGATTACCAGGTGAAATTGTTTTTGGTAATCCGGAGCCTCCTCCTGTAGATAAATCAGTTGTACTTAATCCCATTTTTTCTATTTTTTTAATTGTTATACATAAATCTTGTCCCAGTGAAATGTTAATTCACCTTTCTCATTCATTTCAGAAACTACTATCTCTTCATTTCTTAAATGCTCAGGTCTTGCACCACAAGTAACTTCCTCATTAGTCTTAAAACTAATTATAGTCTTGTTACCTTTTCTGTACATGTAACCAATTGCATCTGCATTGGCACAAATTAGAGACTTTATTTTACCTGTCAAATCAATGTTTGCAGACATAACCATCTCACCCTTATCATCAACTACCTTGTCTTTAATGTGACCAGATAAAATAATGTGGGGTGCTAAGGTATCAATAAAATCAATAACTTGAAAAAATGCTTGACGGATATATAAATATCCTGCACCATTTGGTAATGTAACTACAGTGTCTCCATCAAAGTTTTTACCCATTGATGTAGCTCTATACAGTTTCACAGCAAGAGGCATAATCATATCTTCCAATGCAGTTACGGTATCCACAGTAACATACTTGTATGGTTTACCTGCTTCTCTAATGGCTTTACCAGCATCTAAAAGTTCCTGAAGACTACTAATTGTTATCTTCAATGCTTCTACATACTCAGTACCATTTTCTAGATCTAGAATCAGGTTATTGTCAAGACCTGCATATGCAGTTGTCTTTCCGGTTTTAGGCTTTGAATAAATCACAAGTCTTTTGGGATTTACTCTAGCTGCCTTTACTTTTGTAGTTGGCAATACTATACTCATAGCTCAGATTTTGCTTCATTAATCAAATCATTCAACCATTGCTTATCACTTACAGGTCTTACTAGCATGATTGCAGCAAAATCTTTAAGAGAAATGTTGGCTAATGTAGACTGTACTTCCGGAGTTGATTCCACTTGTGGTGTCTCAGACTCTCCTAGAGATAGATCATCTTTCAAATACTCACCTTCAAAGTCTGGGAACAAAGACAATGATTTTTGTAGTCTTGGAAGTTCATCCGCTACAGTTTTCAATTGCACTTCATTCTTTCTCTTCTCATATAGAGAATAAGTAATCTCAGATCCATCTTTAAGAACAGCAATTAGTTCTGATACAGGTACTGTAAAAGTATGATATGTTTCACCCTTAAAGTTTACATTCTCCTTTTGCTCATATTCTTCAGAAAAATACTTGTTGTACTTGTATTTAAACAACTGTCTGTCTTCATACATAGGAACAACATCTAAATCAGCTCCATTACCATCTTTGATGTTTTCATAGAACTCAATAAAGATATCTTCTCCTTTTGATAACTCAGATTCAAAAAACTGAACTTGTCTCCCATATTTGCCTTTTTGAAAGAACGCTGTCTTAATAACAAAAAATGGGTCATTTGCTTGTAAAATTCTAAATGTTGGCATATGCTCAACAAAGAACTCTCTTTCTTTTTCTTTTCTAATACTCATAGATTAATTTTTACTTATACTTACTTTGTCTACTGCTTGTGGCGGAGTAGGTATTTCAATAATCCTCATGGTTCTTCTATCAAGTTTGAAGAATGCAATTGCTGTCAAACCATTTCTTGATTTCAAGAAGTGGAACACCAATATATCTTCATCATCAATAATAAACTTCTCAGGACCATATTGTCTTATTTTCCTTATAGAAGGTTTATTAATTCCAAGAACAACATCAGCATGTTGTAATAATGCATCCGCACCAAATAAATCAGAATCTAATACATAGTTTCCATAAACACCATTCAGTTGTCTTTTGGGATCATCTATATTTCTGTTGAGTTGGCTCAGTACTAAGAAAGCAACTGGATACCTTTTCTTCATAGAAGTCAAAGCTTCTCCTAAAGCATACAATATCTCAAACTTGTCTTTCTCTCCCTTACCTTTCTTAAATAATGCTGAGTGATCTATTGCAATTAGCATATTCTGATATGTACCATCTTCATGTTTGTACTTTTCCATTTCATAATGGATAGTAGCACACATTTCATCAACTGTACATGCATCATAGACTACATTGATAATATCTTGCTCTGCACTCTTTTTGTAATACTCAACACACTTATAGTAGATATCAGCGTCAACTGGACCACCTTTACTCATCAATGTATTGTAATCAGCACCTGTATTCAGACTCAATTTTCTTATACCACTAGTTTCATCTAGCATTTCCATCTGGAACTTTAGGACCCTAAATGTATGGTGCTTATTTTTCTCAATTATATCTGAGATTAATTGCTCCATAAATAGAGTCTTTCCAGTACCCGGTCTAGCACCTACAACAGTGATAGTTCTCCATTCTAATCCATCACAAAATGCATCATTAAACTTGGGCCATGCACTTTGCAGTGACTTTAGCTGGCCTTTTCTTCTTAATTTCATTTTGATAAGACCCTTCTCTAAGGCATCTCTTTCACTAACAGGCACGAGCGGTTTGGCTCCATTAAATAAATCTGACATTTTGTTTAATTAATTGGTTTAACATTGTTGTTTCATAAGATTCTTTCTCTGAAATAAACTACTTCATCATCTGGATTATCTCTAATTAACTCACAATATGTTGCCAAATCTGATTCAAAAGACTTATCTATATTTTGCTTCCTAATGAAGTATTGAGCAGTCCTCATAAACTCAAAGTCATTGACCTCATATTCACGCACATATTTTTGAGTTGCTTGAATAATAATATCCCAGTCATAATCATAGTTTTCAAAGAACCATTGGAAAGGTGCTTCAAGATTCTTAGGGTTGACTCTAGCATATTTTCCAGAGGATAGTTTCCTATTAGGAAATATGCTGACATATGCCTTTATATTATCAATAAAGTCTTGACCCATTAAATCCTTGGCTGCTTTCTTCTTTGTTCTTTTGAAATGACCATTGATTTCTTCCATAAAGATAAGACTTTTACCTGTAAGCTGCAAGTCTTCTGATAACCATGCTTCACTTTGCAGCCTTTTGCTTTCAAGTTCTTTATTCACAAAAGATGCAGGCACTATTTTTTCTTTTATGCAGTGCAAAACATAATAAGTATTTGGGCTTAGATTTTCATCAATTAGCCTCTTAAAGATCTCATTCATCACCAAACCAATTTAACATTATAATTTTTTTCAACTATTTCACTTGCCTTATGAAAGACATACTGTGAATCCCATGTTTTAGATTTCAGATAAGCTGCACTAGCCGGATGACTAGCAAATAACTTGTAGTTATTGTCATTTACACTTTCAGACCATTCTTTTGCTTCCTTACCCAAGTAGATATAAACTAAACCATTTTGGTTCCAAGTTAAATAATCAAATAAAAATGCAGTGAATGGTTTCCAAATATGATAATGTTGACCACTCTTTCCTACAGTTGTTGTAAGAGCTGTATTTAGCATAAGAATACCTTGATTTGACCATCTGGTTAAATTTACATCTGCACATCCAGGGTGTCCATTATAGAAAGTTCTGTTAATCTCATCAAAGATATAGCTGAGACTAGGTTGTAATTCATTTGTATTGCTGCAACTAAATGATATTCCATCTGCTACACCAAACTGTGGATAGGGATCCTGACCTACTATAACAACCTTTAACTGATCTATAGGACATTCCTCAAATGCTCTAAAAATACTTTTCAGTGGTGGGGTAAATCTTTTACCATCTTTAGCTAGTACTGCTAACTGTGATATAATCTTATCAAAGTCACTACTAAATATAAAAGGTTTAAGAACTTTACCCCATCCGCTTGGTTGAAGTTTATCAAACATTTTTTGTTTAATTTCTTCAATATCCAGTTTTTGTTTCATAATTTTTTTATTTTTGTTTCAAATACAAACTTATGTCAGTAAAAGTAAAAGAACTAAAGGATGATGCAATCATTGAAATAAAAGTTAACAAGAACTTTTATCTAATGCTTAAAGCAGCAATGTTTTATATCTTCAAACAGGAGACAGATGATGCTAAGAAAGAAGAACTTATTAAAAAAGTTATCTCTACAGATCCTAATCCTCAGTATACTGAACAAGAGTCAGCATTTAAGACATTGATGCTTATTCTTGCTGAAATTGAAAGAGTTGCAATCAAGGATGATCTAATGATAGAGAAAGAAATTCCTACTCCTACAGATACTACTCCGGGAAGCTAATATTATAAATAGCTCCAATTTCAATACATGCTTCAATAGCAAGACTAATTTCATCCTTGCTACATTCAGCAAAAGATTTACATTCAAATACTCCTTCGGCTTCTATACAGAGGCCGGATTGTTTTTTGACAAGAAGTTTCATTTCTTCAAATGTATAACCAGACTCTTTAGCCAACTCTCTAATGCAAGCATGCACTTTCTTTAGTTGAGCTCCAGTATGTTTATTGTCTGTTATATCAATATACATATCTACTAATTGTCCTTCTGGTAGTTTATCAACAAATATTTGATAACCTAACCTGGACTTGTCATCAGCAAAACTAAGTTTGCCATTTTTCTTAATCAGTTTTCCATTAAACATTTTCACATCCTGTTAAGGTTCTTACTAATTCCAAAAACTCAGTTAAATGAGTTTGGGTTTCAATTCTTAATGCTGGTATGTCAAATGATTTAATATACCATTTGTCATCAACTACTTCATCACTGTCGCAGGATAACAAACATACACCTTCACACAGATCAAGTATGTAGTAATAATAAT